CTGCATTTCTATCATTCTGAGCTCTCTATCTGTTTGCCTGTCTTGCTTGCTCGCGTCAGCGTCCAAAAACCAATTTGTTGTGCTCGCGACTGAATTAATTTGATCACTTATTTGCTTTAGGGTGTATCCGTCAGTGTAGACTATGTTTGCATTCAAGCACAACTTTAATCGTCTTTTAACTTCAAGAAATATTGGTGAAACTATACATGCAACTTCGTAATTTTGCCATGTTATTAACCTTGGCATCATAGCATTGACGTCTATTTCTGCATCTTCTTTAAATACATTCTCACGCTTTGCATGGACGTTAAATAAGCTGAAATAGTTTTCAGTATATATTGCTTCGTTCAGCATTTTACCATATTCTCGGATTCTCATCCCTCCATCATTTCTAGTCTCTACCCATTCTTTATAATATTGTCTGTCTGGTACAATTGTTTCTTCTTTCATCCAGTAAAGCATCAAATCATGTGCCTCTGGCCTAAAATATGTTATAACTATATTATTAACCTCTATAGCAGTTTTGTCTGTAACGTATAGATTTCTTAATGTTTCAACGGACGCTATTCTTCTTACTATAGCATTAAATGTTGAATTTGCTTTAGCCGGATTGATTTGTCTAACATACTCTGGTACTGAACCCCACCATAAATAAGTATAATTTTTAAAACTATAGTCTGGTTGTTTGTATATTATTTTCCCTTTGAACGTTTTCAATGGTAGAGCTATCGATAGGTCTGGCAATAACCAGTTACTATCAACCACCGTAATCAAACAACTACTTAATGGCAATGCATTAGTATTTTGTTTTGACATTAATTGCAAGTCACCTTTGCTAATCTCTCTATCCAAAGAGTAATTCTGCCATTTTAAGTTTAAAAATTTGAATTTTGGCGGTAGTGTAACCTTATACTGTTCAACTTCGACATTTATTGAATCGTACCAATCATACCCAACTGCACTTAATATGTTGTTCGCAATTAAGTTTGGTTGGTCTAAAATAGCTTTTAATTTGTTGAAAATAAGTTTATAAGCAACACCTCTATATTTAACGAATTGTTCTGAACCACCTTCGGATTCTTGCCTTTCTTCTACTGTTTTGAAAACTGACTCTAAGTATGGTTTTAACAACCTTAAGGTACCTGTGATCAGTAATTTCGCACCCATACCAGCGTATTTTAGCGTATATGCCACTGAAATACCTCTTTCTTTATCGGTTGCTTCTATAATGGCAACATATTTTGCATGCAGAGCATCATATACGTATATTCTCATTAATGGATATGCCACAAATATTTCAAAACTCAATGCTGCTTGTGCTAATTTTGGCTTCAACTTTGAATAACCAGGTATCTTCGTTAGGTCTATTTCTGCCCTTAGTCTTTCTAAAGATACAATGCAGTCAATATTAAGTACCTCCTCTAAATTCGAAACGTCTGCATCTCCAGTAGCAAGTATAGCATATGCGTTACATGACATGTCCATTGTTATTAAGTTGATAATCCAGTCTGAATACTCCTTATTCAAGTTGAATTCAGTGGAACTCGAATACAACGTTTCTGATAAATCCTTAACGTCTTGTTCAGTCTGCAATTTAATTATGTTAATCACGAACACTACGAGTACATTATTATCTGTCGTCAATTGCCATATCACGCTCCTATCATCATAATGTTGTGATAGTTGTTGGACTATCGGGTTGTACATCACTTTAACCTTTTCTTCTTTGTCTTCCAGGAAACTTTTTATTCCTTCAGCATGTGCAGCTGTCGTTATTACCATCTCTAAATCTCTCATGCGTTTCTCATAGACTGTATCTGTTATTTCGAATGTTTGTTCTAAATATTCAAATACGTCATTTGCCAAGCTAGCTTTAATTGGTTCCATAGTCTCTATCTCTTCCACGTTCGTACATGTACATGCACTCTCATCTAGATTATGCGGTTCAAGTAGAAAATAGTAAATCAATGGCTTTTCTCCTACACAAATCATAAACTTCTGATCTGCTATGCTATATATTATAACCACTTTAGATTTGTTGTAGTTAAAATCTTGGATCAGCTTTGATATTTGGTCAACATCAGTGCTGCTTTTAATTATTGACTGTTCATTCTTGTTGTACTTAAACGTTTGAAGTTCATCATAGACAATGTGATAGTCACGTAAATCACATATGATTTCGTTAATCAATTCTATACTCTTTTGTTGATTGAGCAGATGAAATTCTACATCAGTCATAAACTTTAACGAATAGTAACATTGGTTAGACTTTAAACATATGTCGAAATATGTTGCTAGCGTACACGACCCTGTAATATAGTAGTTTGAGTAATCCCCACTAATCGTTTTAACTACGACTGCGTTATCCCCATTTAAAAGTTCTCCTCTTGTTGCGGCAAATTTATTACCAACCAACATGCCTGGTATACACGTATATTTTACTTTTATAGTGTTGTTCTCTAAGAAATCCCTAAGTGCTGTGATGTTACTATATCTTTCTGCTTTCAAATTGGTGAATCCTATTAAAGATTTCTTGATATATACTAAAGTTATGCTTATTCCATCTATCGTTTTATCCACGTATTTGAATGAGTCTGGTTTGTTGTTTAAAAACAAATCACTCAAATGGTATCGTTTATACCATTCATCATTTGCGACAATCTCTTCCTCACTATCTGTACCAGTTATATATAAAACCACTCGATTTAACTTATCTTTTAATGTATCATATATAGACTGAACCGCAGATAACGATCTGTCGATATTAATATCAAAAGTCAATTTAGACCACCTATCTTTCATTTTATAGCTTATTTCTACTACACCATTTTCAATGTTACGTATTAAGATTGAAGATGCTTGCGTTAACTTTTGCAGTGCGATTACAAATTTGATGAACATATGCACGCATTGATTCCTTAACTTCTCATCTATTATTAAAACCCTAGC